ATTTATTAAACCCATAAGACCACTCATATCTCCAAGACCTGTTTGACTAGAAGGTTGATTTTGTTGAGCTAATAAATCATTGTAAAGTTGCTCATAGTTAACACCTGCATCTGTTGTTGGTTGTGTAACTGTTTCTTCAACAGTTGTATCAGCAATAGGATCAAATAAAGTTGGATCGGGATTTGCAGCACGAAATGCATCTATCCCAGCAAATGTTTCAATTCCTGGATAAAGAGCATTTACCTCTGATGCAAGACCCATAGCAGCCTTACCTGTTGTAGGATCTAAGTAAACAACTTGATTTCTTCCAGTTCCATCACCAAAATCTTGATTGTATGGATTGTAGGTAATATTACCTGTAAATTCAGGCATTGTTGTTGGATCATAACGATTAACTAAATCCATAAAAGATTCATCACCACCATATCTTGCAATTATATCATCAAGATTTGTACTTCCTTGTAAGAAAAAATCAGCAGTGCTACCTAGACCTCTTTCTATTAAAGCATTAGCAATTTCTTGAGCAGTTGAACTTGGTAAGGTAATAGGCTGAGGTTCTGGCTCAAGTGGGGTTGGAGTTCCAGGCTCTAAATCTATATCTAGTGGTGGGTTTGGTTCAAGTTTAGGCGGAGGATCAGTTATAGGTTCAGGTTCAGGTTCAGGTTCAGGTGGAAGACCATAACTTCCTGTTCTTGGATCATAAACATAACCAAGACTTTCTAAATAAACATTATCTCCGGAAAGTGTATCTGCTATAGTATCTGCACCACTATCTAAATATTGTTGTGCATCACTTACCGTACCATAATCTTCTATAATACCACTACCATCAGCAGCATAAGTAACACCACCAACATTAACAGTTCCGTCAGGGTTAGTAGTTACTAGATCTCTAAGATAATCAAATTCAGTAGCCATATTTTACGCCGTATAAGTTATAACACAATTTGTAATACCTGCGTTTGATATTACCCTCATGCCTCTGCTTAGCCTAAGCCCTGGATCTGAATAAAAACTATCGCTTGAACCAGAATTTACTTTAAAAGTAAACTGAGTAGTATATGTTCCAGCTTTATTTTTAGTTTGAATATCTACAGTTCCGTCAGCTGAATCAGCTTCTAAATAAAGACCTCTAAAATAGACAACTTGATTTGTGCCTTTTGCTTTAGTGTATGCATTGTCAGTAGTTCCTGCAACTACTTCCGTAGTTGCGTTGGAACCCTGTTGATGACTTTTATAGTGTCCAGCCATTATAACCTCCTATTAAAGTACGTTATTATTTTGGACGTAATCTACTGTTAATACACCTACACCATTGCCAGCATTAGCACTTAACAATCTAATTCTTTTCTTGTCTGTTCCACTATCTAACCAATTGTCAACTCTTGGTTTATTAGCACCAGGTGTTACATTGACAATACCAAGTGTACCACCAGCAACGCCAGCTGCTGTAGTTAGTGATGTTGCATCTACAACAGCACCGTTATCCCATCCTAGTCCAGCGGTAGAAGCTCCACCACTCCAAGCTACAGTTACATATAATTTAATTGATATGATTTGGCTATTAGCAGGAATAATAATAGTTGTTGCAGGAGCATTAGTATTTTGTGTTACGCTCACTGATTGTGAAATTACAGAAGAACCTACGTCCTTCATGTTTGTTTGTACGTTTGTACCTGTTGTTTTAGATACGGGACCCGCTTTAATTGGTCCTGAAAAAGTTGTTTGACCCATAATATTCTCCTTAGTCTGGTTAAGTCGACCTCAATGGTCGTCTAAAGATATCTTAGGGTACATAATTAATTAAACAAATGCAAACAAAAAAAAGGGAGCCGAAGCTCCCTTTTCTGAATTCATAATACTTAAAATTAATTAAGCACCATTTGAACCAAAGATAGCACGAGGATCTGACCACCCGTAGCTGTAACGCTCACGAGCTTTAAATCTCATATTACCTGTGTTGAATTCACCTTCCATTGCTGTTCTTAGAGGCGAACGGTTAAAGTGTTTTAAACCGTTAGGTGCATCTGTAAGAATAAACCAAGCATCTGGATCTGTTAAGAAATTATTAACAGTGTATCCTTGTGGTACAGCACCTGAAGATTTAAGTGCATTGATGTCGTTATCAGCAGTTCCTACACGTCCAGCAGTTTCCATAAGTCTTTCTGCTACGAATTGTAGTTCAGCTGGGACAACAAGTTTTTGTCCACGAAGGGCAACGATAAGACCTCTTTCATCAGTAAACTGACTAATTGAAATTAGTGCGTTTTCTATTGATGTTTCATTCAAATCTGTTGCAACAACAGGTGTGTTAGCGAATGTGCCACCTACAGCAAGTGGGTGATCTGTTGCAAGTAAAGTCTTGCCGTCACCACCAGTAAATCCAGCTGTATATGCGTTATTTAAAACGGAAGCTGCTTTTACTTGTTTACTGTGTGCCATTGACCTAGCTAGTGCTTTGGTATAGCGGTTTGACAAACGATCATACAGGTTGTCTTCGACTGCTTCTTCAGTTAAGGCAAATGCCATTGCTACAGTTTCGTGTGTGTAACGAGCTGTATAAACTTCTGAAGCACTGTCGTATTCAACTCCTGCACCTTCTGACTTTGTTGGTGCAGCACCAAATCCGGAAAGCATTACTTCTTCTTCGAAAGCTCTGTCTGAAGACTCTGTTTCGAAAATTTCAGCTGCTTGATCACCGTATTTAGCATATTCTAAGCCAAAGAGAGCATTTAAGCCAGGCTCTAGTTCTTTAGCAAGTTGAGCTCTTGATATAGCCATTTTTTATCTCCCTATACGCCAGTAGTACCAGCACTAAATGTGTGGTTATTTATCATAACTATTACACCTGTGTTAGTAACTGTTGTTAGATCATTAGTTGGATTAGTTGTCACTCCTAAAGCTTTTAGAGGAAGGGCAGCAGTTGTGTTTCCTGTTCCTACATCTAGCTCAGCGTGAGAAATTCCAGCTGTTGTACTTCCTACCGGGTTGTTATCCACGATATCATAGTTAGCGAAAACGCCAGCTATAGTGAATGCAGCATCTGCTTGCACTTCACATACGATATTTGGATCATCTACGATATAAGCTTTCACTGTACTAGTAACATTTGCGTCACCAGTCCAATGGTTTGACCATCTTGGTGTTCCTGTTGAAGAATCTGTGAATTGGCATCCGTTAAACACGCCCAGCACAAGTCCCCCATCACCAGCTGCCATTCTTTGTACATATCCAGTATTTAAACCTTTTACAATATCACCTTGATAAATCTTAGTGGTATTTGCATTTGATATTTCGTACCTTGATTGACCGCCAGTATACGCACCGCCGCCTAATAGACGAGCAGGACGTAAACCAAATGGAGCATCTAAGTTTGTTAAAGCCATTTATTACTCCTAATATAAGGTTTGATTCAGTCTTAATCTGAACCAAAGGTTACTTTTGAACTTCGCTCTGCCTGCATTTTAGGCATAGCGGGATTATTGTCACGCATCCAATCATTATCGACCGCTTGCATTTGCTGTGAAGCACGCTGAGCGTAGTATTGTTTGCGTTGTTCAATGAATTCTTCTGGTATTCTAGCCAGAAGTAAACCACCTACCCCTATGACTCCAGCATATTTGCCTTCCTCGACACTTGGATAAGTGAAATCCTCATACTCGTCCGCACGAACAAGCTCATAGCCTTCAGTCATTCTTGAGTGGACATTATTTTTGTCCTCATAACCTAAAACTTCAGCTCGAATCCATCTATGGACATAACCAGACGGAGCATTTGGGGCGTGCAATTTACTGGGTGGTCGCCATTGCACAGGGCGTTCGGCAGAAGCTCTTGTGTTTGTTGCACGAGCTCTTCTGTTAATTTCTGTATCAGTCTTAGCAGTAGCTTCAGCGGTAGCTTTTTGTTCTGCTTCTATGTATTCCATTTCATTATCTTTTTTAGACATCATATACCTCTATGAATTTCTTGCCGCAAGTTTTGCAACTTCTTTAGCGTACGCATCTAGCGGTACACCAAGTTTTTTAGCTACAGAAATCTGGGCTGGGGTTAGTTTAACACTCTTTTTACTCTTTTGGCTAGTTCTTCCTTGAGAAACTGACGCTACCTTCTGAGCAGGAGCAGATTGTCCTTCAAATTTATGAGGAAAATCTTGTCTCATTCGTGTATCTATTTCATTATAATAATCATCAGATTGAGGATCTAGTCCTTCTTCTTCAACTAATTGTTGATGAAGAGTAAAAGCAGAAGCAGTCATAGCTCTGTCTTTACCAAACCATTCATTTTTTTCAGCCCATTCTACAGCTTTTGCATCTGGTTGCGGTTGTTGTTGCTGTGGTTGTTGAACAGGTTGTTGATATTGATTTAAAGGCACTTGTTCAGGTTGTTGAGCTTGTTGTGTTTGCATTTGCTCTGCACGTTGCTTTTGTTTTTCTTGATTTTCTTTAAAAATCCTTAATCTTTCTTTTTCAATAGCAATCTTAGCCATAACTTGCTGAGCATCAGCCATTTTATCAACTTCACCAGCCTCATATGCTTCTTTAAAAGCAGCTTTTGCTTGAACTTCTTGAGAATCAATACGACTAGA